ATCAAATCCTAGAGTAAGCGCGGATAACTTAAAAGATGGTGCTAAGTATGTAAAAACGCTTTACGGTCTTGATGGTAAAAAAACAACGGTAGATGTTTATAGGGTACTTGACGCATTCCCAACAGGCAGCAGTGAGATTGACCATGCAGTTAAAAAGTTGCTTAATGCTGGCAATAGAGGTCATAAGGATGAGCTAACAGACTTATATAATGCAATCGAGTCAATCGAAGCGCGGATTAATCTAATCAAGCAAAAGGGTGATTCATGAAGCGACTAATAACAAAGAAAATGCGTGATAGCTTCCACTCAATATGGTGGCATGACCCAGCAGGCAAGAAGAGGCAAAGAATTTTAATTTTACGGAGGGTGGTTAAGTGATTAACTGGATGGTTTTCGAGGTTAGCTTGCCTTACCCAAGCTATGAGTTTTTGATTTTGTTTTGTAAGTATTGGGCCATGCAATCAATACCAGCAGTCATTATGTTCAATAAACTTGCGAATCTTCTTGATAAAAGATTGAGCCTTAGACTTTCAGAGATTGAAAAAATGAAACAAATGTCATTTAGGATCGCATTGTCGCCAGTTGGCTTGCCGTTTATATTGTTTGCTATATATAGGAATAGAAGATAATAAAGTTAACTTTTTATAGCAGTAAAGCCTCACTTTTAAGTGGGGTTTTTTATTACCTGTAATAAGCTATAATAACTTAGATGCTCTATCAGGAGATAGGGCGCTTAATTATCAGGAGATAATGAGTGAATGACAAAGTTAACAGCAAAACAAGATGCCTTTGTTAAGGAGTATATTCTTAACGGTGGTAATGCAACTCAAGCAGCTATTAAGGCGGGTTACAGCGCTAAGACAGCTAATGAGCAAGGCGCTCAAAACTTAGCAAAGCTTAGTATCAAAGAAGCAATCGAAAAGCACCAAAAAAAGCAAGAAGAAGTCTTTTTAATGTCAAAGACTGACAAGTTAAAAGTGCTTGAAAGAATCATTAACGCTACAGCTTTAGAAGATGGCGAGAAAGGCGTTTTAAATGCTAGTGCGGCAATAGCTGCAATCAAAGAGCATAACTTAATGCAGGGCCATAACGCGCCAACTGAAACAAATGCCAATATCAAAGTAGAGCAATCTCTAAGGGAGCGCCTGACTGGTGGAAGTAAGCGCTAATCACTTAAAGGCTAAAGATTACCTAAGTAGGATTGACGATCTAACTTATGATGAGTTAGCAGACGCTTTGACTTACAAGTGGTTTAGGCTTTGCTCGCTTTATCACATCAAAAACAAGCAAGGCAAAAAAACTCTATTTCAACCAAACGAAGAGCAAGAGCAACGCTTTTTATCTCACCATGGTAGAGACCTAATCCTAAAAGCTAGACAGTTAGGTTTTACAACGTTTGAAATGATTGACGCGCTAGATGATTGCCTTTTTACGCCAGATTATAACGCGGGCTGCATTTGCCATAACCTAGACAGCGCAAAAGATATATTCAGAAACAAAATAAAATACGCCTATCAAAACATAACGCAAGAGCAAAGAGATTTACTTGCTGACATTGGTTACGAGTTACCAGCGCCAATTAGCGACAAGGGTAACTCATATGTTTTTAGTAATGGCTCAGCTATCAAAGTAAGCACTTCATACCGTGGTGACACACTTCAAAGATTGCACGTCTCAGAGTTCGGCAAGATATGTAAAAAGTACCCTGACAAGGCCAAAGAGATAGTCACAGGTGCATTTGAGGCCGTTCCTGCTGATGGTGGCATTGTTACGCTCGAATCTACCGCAGAGGGTAAAGAGGGTTATTTTTACGAGTACAGTGAAACGGCGCGAAAAAACCAACTAATGAAAAAAAAGTTATCGGTGCTTGATTTTAACTTTCACTTTTACAGTTGGTGGAAGCGTGAGGAATATTCGATTGATGGTGAAATTCTTGAAAGCTTGCAGTCTTATTTTGCAGAACTTAAAGCTAAGCATGGAATAGATTTAACTGACGGACAAAAGGCTTGGTACTCATCAAAATGGAAAGTATTAGGCGCTGACATGAAGCGCGAATACCCATCAACGCCAAAGGAAGCATTTGAGCAATCTATTGAAGGCGCTTACTACTCAACTCAATTCAATGATATTTACAAGGATGGCCGTATAACTGATTTAACCGGGTACGCCGAAAGTCAAAAGGTTAATGTTGTTTGCGATATTGGTATTGGTGATAGTACAGCTGTTTGGTTTTGGTGTCGTCAAGGTGATGAGATACAGGTTTTGCACTACCATGAAAATAGCGGTGAGGGCCTTGGTTACTATCTTAAATATATTGAAGATGTAGCAATTAAAAAGGGCTGGGATATTGGTAAACGATACGGCCCGCATGATATGAATAATAGAGAGTTTGCATCAAGAGGTAAAACCAGAAAGGAATTAGCTAAAGAGGGTGTGGAGTATGGCAATAAAAAATACTACGCAAACTTTGAAATAGTTCCGAAGCTTGGCGTCGATGATGGCATTCAATTAGTTCGTGAATTGCTACCTAAATGCGTATTTGATGAAAAAGAATGCGAACAAGGTATAATTACATTAGAAAACTATCGTAAAGAGTGGAACGAAAAGCTTGGCTGCTGGCGTGATTCGCCATTGCATAACTGGGCCTCACATGGCGCTGACGCCTTTAGATATTTAGCGGTTGTAGAGAGTAAACGTGATACTCTTTGGACTGGCGGATTAAAAATGAGATAAATATGACTAACACTTTAGTAAATCCAGAATACGCGCTCAACTATAAAAAGTATCAGTTAGTGCGCGACTGTATCAATGACATGGTAAAGCAGCGAGCTTGCAGAGGTGCTAGCTGCGTTTACGAGCATCAACAAAACATAAGCCAAGGCTACATTGTAAGGGCGCCTGATATTAGTGACGATTCTTATTATGCTTTTGCTAATCGCGCTGTGTTCAAAAACTACGTAGGCAATACGCTTGATATTTTATGCGGTGCAGCAATGATGCGACCTTATAAGCTGACTGGTGAAAGTTTAGATGACCAAGAGCAAGACCTGCCCGAGTCTATAGCCTACATTACTGAAACATTTACGCGCTCGGGTAATAGTTACTACGACAGCTTAAAAGAAAAGCTTAGAGAGGTTTGCTCAGTTGGTCGTTATGGTGTTTGGGTTGATTATCCCGGTTCGGCAGAGGGTAAAACAGCGGCAGACATTAAGCAAAACAAGCTCTATGCTAGAGCGCAAGCTTTCAAAGCTGAAAACATTAAAGATTGGTCTGAAAAGGTTATCAATGGACGCAAGCGACTAAACTATGTTCGATTGGAAGAATGTCGCACCGAGATTGATTTCTCTAATGGCTCACCTAATCGTGTCGAGTTTAATGTTTGTTATGAGCTTTATCTTGATGCTGATGGTTATTACAGCGTTAAACTAGATGATGGCACTAATGAAATTACTTACCAGCCAACGCTAGGCAATGGTCAAAAGTTAGACTTCATCCCGTTCCAGTTTTACGGCTCTATTGATAACACACCAAGTGTTGACCCGTTACCGCTTTACAAGATAGCTGAGATTAATATCGCACTGTTTAACTCTGACGCAACCATGAGGCAGGCTACTTGGCTGTTCGGTTCACCGACAGCGACATTCAGCTTAAACGAGGGCGTGTCACCTCAAGAGTTCATGCAGATTAACGGCATTGCAGAAGGTGGCTCTCCTGTGTTTGGTGGCTCTGCTTATGTTGGTTGTGAAATCGGATTGGCTCAGATTAGCGTTGATTCAATGTTACTTGAAACAATGGATAAAGACGTGGATTCAATGGCCCAGATTGGCGCTCAGATTATTACTGTTGGCCAGAACGAAACAGCGGAAAGTGTACGAGTAAGGAAAGGGTTAAGCCTTGCCAGTTTGAGCGGCATTGTAAATAACATTGAATCAGGTGATAAAAACGTAATCAAATGGATGATGATGTTCAATAATCAGTCTGGTGAAGCTGACGAGTTTATCTTAGAGTTAAACAAGAAGTTTTACGATGACAAGATTGATGCTCAATCATTGCAGCAGTTATTCCAGGGTCACTTCCAAGGTGTTTATCCATCTGAGTATCTATTCAGAATCTTAAAGGATAACAACCTGACGATTGAATCTGATACCGCTATGGATTACAAGGAAAGGCTAGGTAATGAAATCCCTAGCACCAATATGAATTTAGACTGAAAAAGAAGCCCCTTATTGGGGCTTTTATTTAGCTAACAGGCTCAGTTAAAACCCAAGCTCTTCTAACTGTTAAAATATTATCAATTTGCTCATTGCTGATTGAGTCACCATTAGGCACAGCCAACCAGCATAAATTTGTAAGCGTATTGCGCTCTCTAAAACTCTCTGCAAGAGCTTCATGCGCTTCATTAAGGTAATCCACTAGCTGTGACTGCAAAAGCGGCTCAGTAAGCTTTACCTCTTCAACTTCAAAGCGTGACTTGCCATTACTTTCTACACCTACTGCAATTAGGTGAATATTCCATAGGTGGCGGATTTTTGACACTGCTTGAGCCATTGATAATCCAACTTCTAAGCAATTACCAGTTTTAAAATTCAACATGTGCGCAGTGTACTTTTCATTGTCATCAGTTTGACTGTGAAACACTGTCAGGTTTTTAAGGCCAGCCCTAGCGCAAGCTAGAGCGCCCTTCATTTTGTTGTACTTCTTTTTACGAGCCATATTTATATCTCTTTGCACTTGGTTTTGCATAGCCTATTTTATCGCTAACAACCACACCATTCTTACGGATAATTACACGCTTCATTTGCTTGTTATGAGCCTCTGCAAGTTGGCTGGGTGTTTTAATAACATGCTTAACGTCTTGAGCAGCACAATAGCGCTTCATATGCATAGTTGTTTGCGTGAATGATAAATCACTCATTGATTCAGGTGCGAATATGTTATCTGCCATTTTATTTCTCCAATTCTGCCAGTAGCGCATCGGCTGCATCAATCGCCTGTCTTGCATATTCCGAGTCAGCACTAATCTGATACCCAAGAGACTCCCAATGAGGCAGCGAAGACAAGATTGCTGCTAGATTTCTTGATGCCAATTCCTCGCGCTTTGTTAGGCCTTGATGCTCGCAAGTGTCTGCGCTTACATTATTAACTTGCTTTCTAGTTATCACTGGGTTTGCTGGTTTATCTGCATTTTTCATTTTATTTCTCCATTTGTTTCGATAGCTGAATACTATTAGATTATTTTGCTGTGGTGAAATAACAAATTGGAATATACATATAACTAAACGGTATTTAACTTTTGTAGAGTTTGCGGTTAAGGTTTGCACTGTTGGTTATGTGGTGTATAATTCAGTTACAAGCTTTGGTCGGCTTAAAAAACAAATAATAGAGCGTTTACACGTGGCTTCGAGGGTTTTTAATATTTGTCCCTCAGACCAGAGGCCATCTGTAAGCGCTTTTTTATTTCTATAATCCTACCTTTGCTTGTCCTGGTGATGTCGGGGCAAACTGTAACTGAGCCATTACCTTGATAAATCCGTTAGCTGATACCTAGCAAAGCGGAGCTGTGAGAGTTGAGTTAATATTCATATAAAGCAAAACCTAAACTGGCGTTTTATTCGGTTTCCCATTGTGATTGTTAATTGATAGTGTGCAGTGCTAGGGCGTGACAGACACGTAAACACTATTGAGCTATAAACCTGTATTTTGTAGCTTAGCCATAACCTCAGATGATGAGATTGGTTATCTTCTAAGGCTGTTTCATAACGGCTTAAGGAGAGTATTAACCAATTATTTCCTAGATGATAAGTAAGAGGGTTAAAAATGGGTAAATTAACGAAAGCAGAGAGAAGAAAGCGAAATCTAGAGCGTAAACTTAAAAGCAAACAAGCCTTTGATGACGACATTAAATTACTTAAATCGTTTTGTGGTATTGGTGGTAATTATTCAGCTCTTGAGCTTGTTGTTACTACATCTGCAAAGCTTGGATTGACTGTAAGAGGTGATATTCATCCTCACGCTCAATTAAAGTTTTTGGCTGGCAAAGTCAGAAGGCTCGATGATAAACCTAAGTTTAAATGCAGAACAAAGAAAGATTTTTACAGCAGTAGAGCTTGGAAGATTCTTAGATACCAGGCTTTTGAGCGGTACGGAAATAAATGCGCTTGCTGCGGTGCAACTCCTTCTGATGGCTTGGTTATGCACGTCGATCACATTAAGCCAAAATCAACAAATCCAGAGCTTGCGCTTGATATTGAAAACCTGCAAATACTCTGTGAAGATTGCAATGTTGGCAAGATAAACCAGTGGCAAACAGATTGGCGACCTTGATCAACTAAAGGTCTAATGACACCTATTATTTAAATTTGGAGAGTAAAAATGAAATACATGGGAAGCAAAAACAGAATAGCAAAACACATTCTGCCAATAATGCTAAAAGATAGAAAGGAGGGCCAATATTGGGTTGAGCCTTTTGTTGGTGGTGCAAATGTGATTGATAAAGTTACAGGTAATCGCATTGGAGCTGATTCAAACAAATATTTAATAGCACTGTTAAATGAGATGACGAAAAGCGATTTTAAATCTCCTGATGTTGATGAGGCTAAATTTACAGAAATAAAAAACAACAAAAGCAAGTTTGATGATTGGGTTGTTGGTTACGCTGGGTTTCAACTTTCATTTGGTGCAATGTGGTTTAGTGGCTATAGAAAGGATAAGCAAGGAATAAGAAATTACTCAGACGAGGCAAAAAGAAACGTTGACAGGCAATCAAAAAAACTGAAAGGCATCACCTTTATTAATACTGCATATGAAAAGCTAGAAATACCATGCAAAAGCATAATTTACTGCGATCCACCATACGAAAACACAGCAAAATACAAAGCTGTTGATGAGTTTAATCATGCTGAATTTTGGCAATGGTGCAGAGATAAAGCAAAAGAAGGTCACACAGTTTTTATTAGTGAGTATAGCGCGCCAGATGATTTTGAGTGCATTTGGCAGCAAGAGCTAAATGTATCTGTTGCAAAAGATGGCAAGCACAAAAAGGCAATAGAAAAGCTATTTACAATAAAATAAACCATCATGCTATAATTGCCCTATATCAAATTAGGGCTTTTTTATGCAATCTCCCGAACTCTTTGCAGCATTAACAAATCGAAGCATACTAGACCAGCGTTTTGCTTCATCTCTAAACAAGCAAACAACCGAAGCACTCCAAGAGCTTGCTAAATGGCTGCGTGAGCGCATTAATCGCGAAGGTACTACCATTGCCTCTAGAAAGCGCTATCAAAAGCTTTTAGATGATGTTGAGGCAAAGACAGCTCAAGTGTACGAAGATATCACAGCGCTTTACTATGAGCAGTTTAAAGCTCTATCTGCTGACGAGGCTGAATTTATCACGCAGGCCATTCAAGCATCCGTAGTCACTGATGTAATTGTAGAATCACCATCAAATAGAAAGCTATTGGCGGCAGTAACTAAAAACCCGTTAGCAATTGGCGGCAATAATTCATTCGTTGACTTTGATGAAATGATAGAGAAGCTAGGTGACAACAGTCGTAAAGTGGCGAGTGTAATATCTGGCGGCTTTTCTCAAGGCTTAACGCTGCAAGAGATGACTCAAGCAATCATTGGAACTAGAGCGCAAAAATACACAGATGGAATTATTGATGCTTCCAGGCGAGAAGCTGAATCAATTGTTAGAACTGCGGTAACTCATATTGCATCAACTTCACGCGATGAGATATTCAGGCAGAATGACGACATAATTTGGGGCTATACAATCTTAGCCACCTTAGATACTCGAACATCTGAAACGTGTCGATATTTTGACGGCAAAACATTTAAATACTCAGATAGCTACAATCCTAAGCCAGCCTTCCACTATCGTTGTCGCAGCCAGATAACAGCAGAGTTTTACAATGACAAACTAAACCGCACAGGCTCTACTCGTTCAGCTAACTTTGAAGATGAAAAGGGCCAAGTTGACGCAACCAAGCAATATTATGATGTACTGAAAAGACAGCCTGCTTACGTGCAAGATGAAGTGTTAGGAAAATCACGCGGTTTGATATTTAGAAACGCAGGATTGAGCGCGCAAGAATTTAGAGACGCTTTATCGAATCGCATGGGTGAGCCTTTAACGCTTGCTGAAATGGCGCAGAAGAATAAGAAAATACTTGAGTACATGAATAAGAATGAATTTTTAAAAGGCTATATTTAAATGTATAATTAATGTGCAGTAACGCAAAAAAGTAGAAAGGTATATAAATATGAACGACCAAGAAATTGAAAAAGAAATCCAAGAAAAAGGGTTAGCAGCGCCAAGAGTAACAAAAGAGCGTATTTTGTCACTTGTTACAAAAGAGCAATACCATGTTTTTGAAGGTAGCACCTTTACGAGTTGTTTACTCACGCTTAAGAATGGCTTTACCGTTCATGGTGAGTCTGCCTGCCCTAGCCCAGAAAACTTTGATATCGAACTGGGCAGGAAGATCGCTAGGGATAATGCAGTAAATAAAATCTGGATGCTTGAAGGTTACGCATTAAGAGAAAGGTTAAGTAATGCTAAATAGTTTTAATCTCGGTGTTAAACTTATGAGTTTAGGTGCGAAATTGTGCCTAAACTCTGACGAGGATAAAGAAAGGTTTAAGCAGGCAATAAATAGAAATACCACCATAGGAAGCCTTGCGGATAGCGGCGATCACTTGAGGGGTTCAATCCAGCCAATGAATGACTACGATACGCAATCAGTGATTAATGTACTTAAACAAGAATTACTAATTAAAGATCAACTTGTTTTTAATGGCGTTGATACATCAAAGAAAGAAACCTATTACAAGGAAGTGTGGAGATGAGTAAAGTAGAAAGTATATTCCCATCAAATGAATTTGATCATGTTATGGATTGCGCAAAGGGCAATTATGAGAGTGCAATTATCATTGGTTACGACAAAGATGGATGCCTTGATGTTAGAGGTGGCGGCCTAATAAGTGGAAGGCAGCCAACGCAAAAAGATTGGTTGTTTATGATTGAGGCGTTCAAACACAAAATGCTACGAGGTGATTACTGTTAGTTTGACGCTTATAACCTTTAGTTATATCATTATAACAATTATTAACCAGTAGCAGGGCTACAACCATTTTAATCAGGAGATTATTAAATGGCAGAGTACACAGAAGAGCAGTTGAAAGAATTGTTAGCTAAGCAAGAGCAAGAGCTAACAGCTAAGTTTGAAGCTGAAACCGCAGGCTTAAAAGCCAATAAAGATGCACTTCTAGCAGAAAAGAAAAAGCTAGAAGAAGAAACGCAGGCTAAATTATTGGAAAAAGAGCAAGCGGCAATTGAAGCGGCAAAAAAGGCTGGTGATGTTCAAAAGGCTTTAGAACTTGAGCAAGCTAAATACGAGCGTGAACGCAAAGAATTATCTGAGCAACTAAACTCACGTAACGAAATGATTCTTTCATCTAAAAAGCAAGCTTCTGTTCAAGGCATTGTTTCTAACTTTGCTAAAAACGACAAGCTCAGCCAGTTAACAGCGAGTCAATTAGTTGATTATGGCTTTGGTGAAGACGGTAACGTAGTCGCAAGCTATAAAGACTTAGATGGCAAGCATATAGCTGATAATCATGACGATTGGTTAAAATGGGCTAAGTCTGACCCTGATATGCAAAATCATTTATCAGGTTCAAAGGCTTCTGGTATTGATCAAAGTATTGTAACACCGTCGAGCCAAGGGCAGCGCCAAGAGCTAGACAAGCAGTCTAAGATCGCAGAAATTAACGCTAAATTTAGTTAAAAGGTAAAAAGTTATGGCATTAGCAAATATGCAAGTTTACAACAATGAGATTGTAGGCACTACTATCGAGCTTTTAGGTCAAATGACCGATAAGTTTAATCAAGCGTCAGGCGGTGCGATTGTACTATCTACTGACGGATTCCGCGGTGACTTTGATAAAGAGTCATTCTTCAATCAAATCGCAAGTGCGCAACGTCGTGTAGATCGCTATGCAGCAAACGGCGCTCAAGGTGCAACTAACCTAACTCAAGGTGAAGTTGTTGGCGTTAAAGTTGGCGGAGGCTTTGGCCCTGTATTATTTGAACCTTCACAGCTTTCATGGCTACAGCGAGATCCAGGCGCGGCTATCATGGCTATCTCAGAAGGCTTTGCTGATGCTTTAATTGCAGACCAGTTAAACACTGCGGTAGGCGCAGCGGTTGCGGCAATCGAAAACCAAGCTGCATTAGTAAATGATGTTTCTGGCACTGGTGGCATTAGTCAAATCGCACTAAACGGCTCTCATGCTAAGTTTGGCGATAGCTCATCAATGCTAATTACTGATGTAATGTCAGGCTCTGTTTATCACCGTCTAGTAGGTGAGGCAATCAGCAACTCAAATCGCTTATTCGAATCTACAAATGTTCAAGTAATTGATATTTTAGGTAAGCTTGTTGTTGTCTCTGACATTCCAGCTCTTTATGAAGCTGGTACGCCAAACAAAGATAAGGTTCTATCACTTACTAACCGTGGTATCGTTGTTGATAATACATCGGATATTATCTCTAACCTTGACACTACAAACGGCAAGCAGCGCATTGAAACAACTTGGCAGGCTGATTACACATTTGGCCTTAAACTTAAAGGCTTTAGCTGGGATGTTCAGAACGGCGGCGCGTCACCAACTGATGCAGAGTTATTCACTGGCACTAACTGGGATAAAGCTGTGACAGAAGATAAGCATTTGGCTGGTACTCTTGCTATTGGTTCAGCGGACGCATAAGGGGTAAGTTATGGCTACTGCATACGTTCAACACCCACTAGCAACGGAAGAAAAGAAAGCTCTTCTAAAGAAGTTTGATAAGGTTTTGGACTTACGTTTTAAACCAGAAAAGCTAGAAACGGGTGATAAAGTTATCGAAAAAGAAAAAGCTAAATAAGGCTTAAACTTTGGATAACGCTTTTAATAGCCTCACCTTTGAGTGGGGCTTTTTTATGTGAGGAAATTATGAGGAACGATTTACTTGAACAAATTGTAGTTGCGGCTGGTGGCACTGTTACCGACCCAAGCAACAGAAATGAACTATTAAAAGATTGGCTTGCAGCTTTAGGAGGTTGATATGGTTGATGAAACTAGAAACGAGCTATTAGCAGATATACTGACAGCAACACAGAATATTAGCGGCACTTATGATGGTAGAGTTGTTGTAAAGCAAGCTTCAGACCTTGCAGGGGCTCTTGATAGCACCAAAGAGTATTTTATTGATGGTGTTGTTGATATGGGGTCTCAGTCGATTGAGGTGCCAGCAGGTGGCCTTTATTTGTCTGGCTATAACTTTGACACATCCAAACTAATATCTAGCGCAACAAACTATACAATGTTCACCTCGCCCGTTGGTGGTAGCGGTAATGTGATTGGTAAGGATTACGCGATAGAGGTCACAGGAGCAACATCAAAAGTATATGACTTAACTAGCGCAACTGGTTTTGATGCTTTTGAGTTTAGCAGGATCAACTATAACAACTGCGAATCTCTTGGTGAAATAAACGGGTACAGACAAGGCTTTGAAAGTGGAACCGGTAGGTTTGGCGGAAAACCAGAACTGACACTATCTGGCACTTGGGTTGGCGGGTATTTTATCGACGCATCAATAGTTAGAAGCCTTGCCGATGGCGCTTACTCGCTATTCAAGGCAGGGGCTGGCTTTAGCATGGCCTCACGATTTAGAACTAACATGAATTTAGACTTACCAGCTAGCGCTTCATTCTTTGACTTTGCTCCCGCTAACTTTCCAAACCCATCAACAGTACAAGTGGATGGCGCGATAGTTAGCAGGCAGGGCGTACAAGATGCAACCGACGCAAACTACACACCAAATATAACAGC